GTGCTGCTGTTATCGTAGCAATATTACCTGCACTAAGACCTGCTACATAAGGAGCTGCATCAGCAACTAAAGAATTTCCAACAAAATTAAGTTGGGTTTAGAAACATTCATCAGCAATCGTGATCGATGGGCCACTTGGACACGCACCAAAGTAGAACAAGAAGATGTTGAATCATTCTTCAAAGCTACAGTCGCTAAAGCTTTTACAAGACAGCGCGGCATCACCAAGACAAATGAGAAGCAGCTAGAAAAGTTGTTAGGTATTTATTCTAACGAGAGCCAGCATTTAGGGCCCAATTTGTGGGCGTTGTACAACTGCCTCACATATTGGTCTACCCATACCTCAGAGGACAGCAGATCGCCTCACATCACCGCTTTCCAACGTGAGGGTGCTGTTGAAAATGCACTTAACTCATCAGCATGGCATAAATTAGAAGATGGAGTCACATTATGAGTGAAGAAAAAATGCGTCAAACACGGACGTTACGAGTAGATAAAGTTTTTGTAGAAACAGATGAAGGTCATTCATCTACATTAACTATAGAACGTGATGTAATATTAGAATATTGCGACCATGTTCCTAATAGACTTTATTTAAAGATCGTTAACCCAAACCAAATAGGTGGTGCTTTAAACTCTTACAGTATTTATGAAGTTGAAAAGCTAAAAAAATATATCAACCAAGTATATCTTTTAATGAAAGAAAATAGAGATGGTGGAAGTAACTTGTAAGAACTGTGGTGGTAACGGTGAATACTACACTGATGTTGCTGTAATAGATTATGTAAATGGAGGTTTCTTCGATGACAAACTAGTCACATGTGAGGAATGTGATGGACATGGAGAAATAGAAGTTGACAGTAACTAAAATTCTGCTGCATATTCGCAGCATGAAAAGTTACCTTGATACTATTATAGAACATGCTGCTGCCCGAAATGTAGAACTCAAAGAAGCATTTCGGGTAGCAGATATACCAACCAGCACTTATTATCGTACAATAAATAATGCAACAGAACTAAGATATGAGACCGCTCTGAAGATCTTTAAGGCGGTAAATGAAAAAATCAAAAGAGATAAATACTTAGAACGTAAGGGATATCCTACTGTCACACGAAAAAGAGTCTATAGATATTGAAGCAACAATATATTTACTGTCTTACATGCAAACAAAAATCATATAACTTTGTTGCAATACTTAAAGCTGATCCAAAAGGCTCAACAGAACCATGCAATTTTTACTGCATCGATTGTTATGAAAGAGAGCTAAAAGCATTATGCCAAACAGAAACAAATCAAAAGGAACTTACCATGAAAAGTGGTTCGTTGAATGGCTCAACAAAATCATCGGCATCAAAGCAAAAAGACAACCCCTCTCTGGAAGTCTGGGAGGAGAATATTCTGGAGACATTAAACTCCAAATCAACAACACAGAACTTGTGGGAGAAGTTAAATACAGAGATAAATCGAAATTTCCCAACCCGTTCTCAGTCCTCGAAGGACGAGACATAGCATTTTATAAAAGACGGAGAGGAACTCCGCAAACACTAGTCATCATGGATGGCGATACATTCCAACAACTTATGGAGAACAATCATGGAATCTCAAACAAAACAACTGAAAGAAATATTAAATAGAGGCTCGCACATATCGGCACTCGATGCACTTCGATGGGTCAAGTCAATGCGATTAGCCGCTCGTATCTATGAACTTAAACAAGAAGGCTTTCCCATAGAGTCATACAGACGTAAAGAAAATGATAAATACATTACTTACTATTACAAATCTGGTAACTTAGATGACTGATGATTGGATGAACAAAGTGCAAGCTGCATTAAATAATAAAAATGTAGCGCGTGACATGAAAAAAGTATTTTATACTAAACTACCAACGTCTGATCAAATGATTGCCAATCAAATCAAACGCAAACAATCAGTGGGTGAGCATCACCTTCGAGGCACAGGTAAGCAACGATTGCTCGAAACTACTGACATCACTGAGCAAGACTTCAAAAATTATTTGGGTGATGAGTATTGACAATACTGCCTATATGCAGTAGGTAAGTTGTTATAAACAAAGTAATTCTTGGGAACGCGCAAAGACATGATTGCGTTATAACACCTGAAAGAGGGGGCAGGTTTCCCAAGAACCCCTCACAAAAAAAGGAGAACATAATGAATCGCAAAGGATTTATTGGCGGCTCAGATTGTGTAAAAATAATGCAAGGCAAATGGCTTGAGTTATGGCAAGTCAAAACTGGTCGTGAACAACCAGAAGACTTGACTCACAATCTAGCTGTGCAATTAGGCAATGTAACAGAAGACTTTAATCTTAGCTGGTTCGAGAAAGAACACAAAGGTTGTATTCTATCTAGCCATCAAAGAGAATATGAAAAAGATATAGGTGGCATACCAGTACGCGGAACTATCGATGCGTTCTGGGACAGAGAATCATGTGTTGTTGAAGCAAAGCACACCAATACCTTTTGGAAAATGGACGATGTGGTTGAGTATTACATGCCTCAGATCCAGTTGTATGCCGCTCTCGCCAAGGCGAAAGGCATCTATCTTTCTGTAATTTTTGGTAACAGTGGCTGGAGTACAAGACATGTCGCATTCGACCCCGACTATCTCAATTCTATGTGGGCAGTGGTATCAGACTTCTGGGGTTACGTTCAACGTGACGAAGAACCCATCGGTATCGATACACCAGATGTCTCTACGGACAGCATTGAAGTCGATGAGATGGTCAAGAGAGATGCGAATCTTGATAACATGTTCGTGCATGCAGCAGTCACCTACATCAATGGACTTGAAACTAATAAGACATTTGAAAGAGCGAAGAAAGACCTTAAAGACATGGTCGGAGCTAATGAGAGAGAGGTTTACTGTGATTACTTAACAGTAAAACGCGACAAACGTGGCGGCCTTAGAATAACTAAACGAAACTAAACAGCCAAAAGGAGAACACAATGGCAAAAGCATTTCCTGATACACCAGCTAATGTTATCACACTACTAAAAGAGGTTCGTAAAAAAATACAACCTATCAAACGTGACGGTAAGAACCCTCACTTTGGAAACCACTATGCTACATTAGACAATGTAATAGAGGCTGTAACTAGCCCACTTGATGAAGCAGGGTTCATTCTTACGCATAGAACATTTGGTAACGAGCATGGTATGTTTGTTCAAACATCGATCATACATGAAGAAGATAGGAACTTAGTGTTAAGCACTGACATTCCAATCGTATTACACAAGCAAGATATGCAAGCACTTGGCGGTGCAATCACATACGCTAGACGCTATGGCATACTGTCATTACTTAATCTTCCAACTGAAGATGATGATGGCAACATAGCGAGTGCGCCACCAAAAAGCAGCGCGAGCGACAATAAGTCTGATAAACCAGTAACCAATATATGGAAGGACATAAGAAATGGCTGAAGAATACGACAACAATAATCGAGGTGCAGCTTGGACACCTTATCCTGAGCAACAATTATTTTTGCAAGGCAAATTGCAAATTGATTACGAAAATCATCAAGTAGCAGTAGTTACAAACCAAACTAGAGATGGAAAAATGTGTCTTGATGTTTATGGCAAACTAGGTAGATTGTTTTTAAATGACAATCAAAAAGAAGGTGCGCCTAAATTCTCAGGCCCACTCGGTGACAAGCAAAGAATTGCAGCTTGGGAAAAAGAAAAAAATGGTGCGCCATATTTATCATTTGAAGTAACAGAACAGCAAAGCGGTAAAAAAGATATACCGTTCTAGGAACGTTCTCCGCAGAGGAAAAAACACTGCCTGTTTTGAGACTCAACCTCTGCACAACTTGCCAGCCTTTCGGGGCTGGCTTTTTTTAGGAAGACGCAATGGAATACTGGACTCTGTTAACGCTAGGATACAACGTACTTGAGCATACAATGTATGTCAGTATCTGGTTTCCTAGTGAAAAAGATTGTTGGAGTGTACTATTAAATAACAACACACTTTACGATCAAATAAATGCACAAGAAGGTTACTGTGATGTTAGCGAGGTCACATCACGATTAGTAAAACCTAAAATAAGACCTTGGTGAGAACATAAAATGACTGAACAAGAAGAACGAGAACTAGGAATACAAATGGCTGAGGAAGCAAAAAAAATTAACAACAGATTTTCAAAACGCTTCGCTGTCAATGGCAGAAAACAATCCCACATTGACCCTCACATGAAAAAAAATCCACCAGCCTCCAGCAAACCACCGCCAATAACTAAAGGCGATGGATGGCGCAACTCAAAGCTAACCAAAAAAGAAATCTCTGACATACAATACTTCTTGTCGAGAGGATGGTGCGCTTCTTCTACTGCAAAGATTACTGGCGTAAGCGTAAGCAGTGTTCAGAAATACAAAACAGCATGGAATGACTAACCACTTAACTCGTAATGCGGTGCATCGATGAATGGTCTTTTACCTTGCGACCTTCGAAGATCGATGTACTCATTCATTGCATCTTCCATTGTACCTTCATAATCACCAATAGAATCTATATGCCAAGCTGCACCCCAACGAATTTTAAACCCAAGATCATTAGCTGATTGCTTCATTGCATCAGCAATATCATCATACAGATTTAATTCCCAAGATACTCTTGGTCCAATGTAAGCAACAGTATCTATTGCAATACCTTCAAGGTGTTTAGATTTCATAGTCTGACTAGCACCTTTGTTAACCAACTCACGCTGTTGTTCCATTGTTCTTAGTCCACCTAAATGTGGTATTCCAAAATCAACTTTAGTTATTCCTATAGCGTACTTAGCTAATGCTATTAGTCTATCATCTACGCCCTCTAATCTTTCTAAAGACCTGTTGCTTAACTTGTAAGTCATTTTCCAAAACCTCTCATTGTTCGAATTCCAAAACTGGCTGCTATTGAAGCATACATTCCCCAAGATACCCACGCTGGGCATTGCTTAAGATTCTCAAAGCCCTGTTTCATAGGCTCTTGTAAAGCAGGTATGAAGTTGGCGCAAAGTATCAAAACAAAAACAATAGTCCACAACTCATCTTTCCAGCTATCTTTACTAGCCTCGATAGCAGCTTGCTCCCAACTAATCTCACCAGTAGCAAGCTTCATCTTTGTCTCAGCTTCAGCAGCTTTTACTTTAGCTTTAGAATCTATAATTGTTGTAGCTAATCCAGCAACGCTTTGAAGTATCCCAATCATTCGCCTATCCTATCTGTCTTAGCTTCCTTGCCTAACCACAGTGCGAAAGATGCTGAAAGCATCGCAGTAACGAGCGATACGAAGGCGCTCTGTTGAGTTGTTGGATCGGACAAAGTCATAAACCAAAGACAAACCTTCCAAGTTAAAACAATCTGACAAAGAAATGCTAGTCTAGGCAGTATTTTTAATTGATCTATCGCGCTTGCAGTCAATTTTACCATTACAAACTCCTCTTGCTATGCGCCTTTCACTTGTTTGTATAACCAATTTACCATCATCTGTATATACAACAAACTTATTGTATCTAATTTCTACCAATCTCAGGGTAAATAATCCCAGATGTCTAACCAACCCATATAATGCAAATAAGCAGTAGAGCCAATAGCAGCCCCTGTGAGAAGCAAAACTATTGCAGCTACAGTAAGACCTAACTCAGCCCTTTCCTGTGCCTCACGCCTCGCCTGAGCCTCTGCTTCACGTTTTTCAGCCAAAACTTCCCTACGAATCTTTAAAAGTTCTAGGTATTTTGATCTTCCGTAGGTTTGAGTGATCCATTCTTTGAGTTCTTCTTCAGCCTCCGCAGCCTGTCGAAGTTTCGCCCAGCGATCCAACGCTGTAGCATTTGCACTTTTGCTTGATATACCTTTTTTCTGTAGAGTTTTCTTTGCTTGGTCAGTCGCGTCAAAGAATTGCCCAATCTGTTTAGACAAACCAGCTATGGATTTGCCAGCACTTAATCCTGTTTTAATACCAGCAAGAATTGTTAATGGGTCCATAGCTACATCGCATCTTTTCTAGTAAACTCCACAGTCTTTTCTAGTATAGCTATCCTAGATTGTAGCTTAATAATTTGCATCATGTGATCTGCCATGCCACCAAGATCTCCCCAGATCATTTCTGTTTCTTCCCAAAGCTCTTCAAGATCATCTTCAATATCATCCAGCCTATCACTGTTAGCTAATATATCTCTCTGCATATTTACTTTATCAGAGGTATTGCTTTGAGCATCGAGGATAGCAACAGTCTCTTCTAGGTTAGATATTATAGAAGCTTGCTCACTAGCGTACCAAACCATGCCACCCAAGCTAGAGCAGATCACTCCAATCACTGCTATGTTTACCTTGGGTAGATCCATTAATCAGCTTCGGCTATCTCGTTACCGTCTTCTTTTGACCAATCAAGAATGGCTTGCCAATGTCGATTATCTTCTGACATTGGTACATACATTTCTTGTCCGTTTATTGTTGCTCTAACCTGACAGTTTTTTCCATCGTCATTTAATATATATTTTACTGATGTAATATCCACAATTATATCTCCGCATCTGCTGTCCAAGTATCAAGAGCCAAAGCAGCGTTACTAGAGGTTGAAGCCTGTTGCGCTGTTGCATTATGTGTACTCGAAGTAAATCTATTTAAATTTGATACTGCTGAACCAGTTAAAGCAGTCATTGTAGGATTTCCCCTCATTGTCACGGGAAAAGTATAAGCTACAGATGCTGAAGTATTTGGTGGTGTGCCTGATGCGTAAGGAGTACTAAGATATAAATTATCACTTAAGCCTGAACTAGTCCAAGAATAAAAATATCTTTGGCATCTAGCCAACTCATCAGAAAATGGTCGATGCTCGAAATCCGTACTTTGCGACCCAACTTCCATTTGAATTTCTGCAATATAAAAATTATTAGAAGTGCTATCTAACCAGTTTACTTGATTAGATGTTGCGTAGTTGCTCCCTGTTTCCCAAGTGTCGTTAGCCCCATGAAAATTTGACCCTATAGCAAAATTAAAAGTAAGCCCAATGCCATTAGCATTAGTATTTGGTATAGCTCCAGCAGAGGCAGTAATAAAACTTGTGCTTCCAGCAGTAGGCGTAATTGTAATTTCTTTCTTTTCCCAAGTGTTAGCAGAACTAATTGTGAACTCTTTTCTGTACATATAACCAGTGCCACTGCCAGCGTGTTTATATATACTACTAGTATAAACACCTGTCTTATTTGACTTTACCCAAAATGATAATGTTACATCTTTTGCGCTAGATGTTCCATATTGAAAATGCTGTAAGTTTTGCCCTTCAATTTCGTGGTCTATAAAAGCGTATTCTCCAGCCGCTATACTTGTATCAGCCGTAGTACATTGAGCCTTCAAAGAAAACCCAGCCCCTTTAGGATGGTCATCTGACCGTTCTGTTGTAAAAGCTCCAACATTTTTAAAAAACTTAAATCTATCTACAGTATTATATACATTTGCAGCAGCAGTTGCTGAGGTAGCTCTTTGCCAACATTGCAGTCCACCATTAATTACAACATTTCTGTTACTCAGCGGACCACTGCTAGCACCAACAATATCCAGCCTAGAAGTTACTGAACCAAGGTCTGCTATGTCTCTTGCTAAACTCATACTCTACCTCACGATGGCTTTGTAGGCCAAGTTACATCATCTAATCCAGTGACCCCACTTTGCGCTGGAACGTCACGCAAGTTTTGTCTGTATGTTTTCCAAGCGTCAGACATTGTAACGTCAGAGTTAGCCATCCAATCTGTTTCAGCTAATCGTCTGTCACGTTCTGCTCGAAGGTCAGCCATTGGCTTGGCATTAACTAGCTCAGTCTTTTTATCTGATGCTTGCTTCCATGTAACCCCGAATTTACTAGGGTCAGAACTTTCTATTGCAGTACCATTGTCATCTGAGCCTGTTACCTTTCGGAACATCTCATTGAACTCTGCTTCTGTTGTTGGTTCGCCACGAAGAACCCACTCCGTAATACCCAACTCGTTTAGTGCTGTTGCTATATCTGTCATTTTTCCTATCCTATTCAACCTAAAAAAGTAAAAGATGCTACAGTATACCTATTACTTTCGTCACCACCTGTTCCCAAAAATCCCCTATCTGTACCTATTGTATTTTTATAAGATAATTGGTCATTTGCAGATGCTACTATAACACCAGTTCCGCTAATAGCTCTATTGTTTGATTGGAATATTCTTTGCACTCTTGTACTGCCATTATATAAAGAAACATCTAAATTAGTTTCGCTTGCTCCTGCCAAACCAAAAAACGTACACAAATAAATACCAGAAAGAGGACAAGTAAATATAGAAGTACTTGTATTAAAAGCAGTATTGCCACCGCCTTGTGAAAACTGAACATTGTTAAAAGGTATAACTGCGTTATTTGCAGTGGTAACATAACCACTTGTACTTATGTCTACTGTCACAGAAGGTTTTTGTGGTTGTGAGAGCCTACCATTACTATCTATCGTTAGCGCAGAAGTACCAGCAGTATTCTGTATTGCATCTACTTTTAATACTGAACTCATTGGGCTATCTCCATTAGTGTCATGTTTGTATGGCTATCCTCAAAATGTCCTCCAGCAGTAAAAGTATCTCCTCTAATCCATGCTTTATAGGTGGTGGTGCTTGTTGTTGAAGGGCTGTCTAAAAAATTAAAACCTGTCATGTATGATTTAAAATGACCGCTACTATCTCTAAAAAACGCTACTCCACTGGAACTGTCGTTACCACGAATAACAGTAGAATCTCTTTCTATACCTAGATTACCTCTAGACTCAGCCGCACTACTGTTAATATATAAGCCAAAATTGCACAAAACTAATACCTTACTTGTGCTAAATTTAGGTGTAATATTTAAAGTCATTATATTGGTTTTTACTAAACTAGATGAACTATAAGAAGTGTCTGCTCCTAAACTTGTTGAAAGAACTTGAATAACATGACCAGCAGCATGAACCACTGAACCTGTTGCTGGCTGGAGAGTATCGACTTTGAGTATGCTCATTGTGCTATCTCCTGCATAATAATAGTAGTGTTAAAAAAACTACCATATATATGTACATTTCCTGAACTAGAATGTCTCCAAAAACCAATAGAATAAGTAGTTGAAGAAGCACTTGGAGTATCTAAAAATTGTAAGCAATTTATTAAATATTGTTCTGTGCCTCCATCTTGTGTATAAAATTGAGGCTCTGAACCACCTCTAATTTTTGTTCCAGATGCGACAGTACCTCTATATATCGCTGACCTAGCAGCAGTAACACTACTACTTCCTTGCCCCCTTATAAGAAAATTAGCAGTAACTAAAACTTTATTACTTGAGTTGTTAAGAGTAAATGTGCCTGTTTGCGCTGCTTGGGCTGGAGAAGTAGAAGCACTCGAATAATCAGTAGCCTCAGTATATTGTACAGTCTGAACGACATGACCAGCAGCTAAAAGATTATGTCCACTAGGTATAAGAACCTTGTTTGCATTAGCTCCACTTGTAGGAGCTTGCAGTGTTTGTACCGTGAGTGTTCCCATCCTATACCACCGTTAAGTTGCCAGAGACAGTAAGAGTAACACCTGATGCAATGGTAAGTGGACCAGAGCATAATGCGTTTTCTGTACTATCTATTGTTGTGTTTGTATTTAGCGTTTGCTCATGCACCCTAAAGATGTCACCAGCAGCAGCCGCTGGACCGTTAGTGCCTCGCTCACCTTTGTATCTACCACCACCTACAGCAGTGCTTAAATCAACAGCAGTGAAGATTACTATGTCGATTAAATCGTTTAGTGCTGCTCCTGTTGTTAGAACTACGTCTGATCCGTTGGTAGCTGTAAAGTCTGTACCGTCTATTAGCTTAACACCGTTAAGGTATACATCGACAAACCCAGCAGTGTAGCCTGACGTATTGAACGTAACTTGTGAAGCTGTACAAACATAACTGTGCCTAGCCTGTGTAGTCTGTGGAGTTGGGGTTGTACCTATGTATCCTGACATTTTAAACTCCTACTAAAAACCCTTGGAAATATGACTGGGTA